ACTCTATCTAGAGTTTCATAGCCCATTTCAATTTTTTCATGTATAAATTTCATATTAAACCTTAATTGTGTTTCCTGCTCCTGAGTTAGCTTTTATTCTTCTAAGTGTATCTTTCCATCCTTCATCAGTTTTTGATAATTGACCACCAACACCCGATACAATTAACGGAGTCGATAAAATTTGTTCTACTCCATCAACTTTTAAAAGATCTTGTAGTTCTGAATACTTACAAAATACATCATAAGTTTCGTTTGTTTTTGTGTTTTTAACTGTGTATGTTGGCACCTTGATATCCTTTCCACCAGTTTGGTGCAGGCCTTTTCCATTCCCATTTAGCAAACGGTTTAGCTGCATGATAATAATTACGATAAGCTTGTACTGCATCGCCTTCTACTTTACAATCAGGAAAATGACTCATAGCTTGCGCAAATTCTGTTAAACCTGTTTTAGATATATTGTTTGGAGGTGCAGCTAATATCATTCCCATTTTTTGCCAAGTGGCATGAGTTTTTTCTCTACGATATCGATATTCAGCTGCCATAGAAGCAAAGTGACCATAATGCCAATTATAGTTATCTAAACTTTCCATTGTCCACGTTGTACATGGATGATATTTGTGTACAGCAAGATAATATAAATTGTCTCTTATATCACCAAATGAATAATAAGTTTGTATAGTTTTACCAGATTTTGATCTTCGTTTTTCTGGTATACCATCTAGCATACGATGAGCTGTACTAAGCATTTGAGCAGATTCAACAATCATTTTAGGTATATGTTTATCGCATAGCATTTCTGCTGCAGTTTTTGGATCTTTGTCAAGTATAAAAATGTTCATAATATATTATATCACATTTTATGTCATAGGTAAATCAGGAAATGCTTCTGTTACGACATTTTTTGATATTCCTTGAAATTTATCTTTATTGACCATTCTAAGAACTACTTTTGCATCTTCTGGATGCACAACTTCTAGTAATCCAATGAATAAACCTTCTCTTTTTAAAGCAGACATTTTATCTCCTGGACCGCCTTTAAAGAAAAATCTAAATTCTGTATTTTTTCTAGTTAAATTAGTCGGAGCATTATGACCTTGAGATGCTTTATATGGAGGTTCACCTGGTGGTAAATTAAATTCTATACCTTCAGAATATGTACCAAGTAATATATCTTTTAATGCCCAATTTTCATTTTCTTTTAAAATTTTTATTTTTTGTTCTTTAGATCTTGCTTTTCCTACTTTTTCAATAATTTCGTAAATTAATAAATTTAATTTATTCACCGGCATTTTCAATTCCTTTCAATTTATTCATGATGGCTACTTTCTCTTCAATTGGCATTTTAATCCAATCAGTAATTTCTTCTTTTGTTCTACCACAACCAACACATATATTATTTACTAATTTACATATTTTCTTACATGGGCTTAGGTAAGTGTTTGGCATGTATTTTACAACCTATGAATTCATTATAATATTCATCACTTAATAATACATCATTTTCAAATTGTAGTTTTGCTTCATAATATGACATTTCACCTTTTGTTCTACATAATTTAAGTATTATTCTTTTGAATGATTTGTCTCCGTGTTTTTCGACAAGTTCATTAAGAATTCCTGAGGAACCAAAGTAACTTCGCCAATCACTTTCGACTCGAGTTCTAACCCTTCTTTTTCTTTTGCTATTTTTTGGTAAGATTTTTGGTTTCCAAAAATTTTTCTTCCCAATATATTTTTTATTTGTCTGCAACTCAGTAATTTCATAAACAAACCCTTGATAATTTTCCGGAGTTTCTTCGAATATTATATCTTTGTAATACCACATGTAAATATATATTACTCATCATACAAGACTTCCTCGTCTTGCATTATGCTTTCGGCTTCAGTTCTCCTTCCGCACATAGGACAATACTCTGGTAATGATTCAGCTTGTACGTAAGTTAATTCACCACACTCATGACATTCTATTTTAAATTCATCACCCATATAATGTCCCTTTATTATTTTCTGGTGCGTGTTCCCAAACTCTTTCTGAAAGTTGTTGTGCTCCTCCAATATACTGTTCTCCGAAAAATACAGCCGGCACTGTATCAATAAAGGGATATTTTAATTTAAATTGAAATTTTGATATATCTTCACCTATTACAATATCTTTATAATCTATTCCATAATACTGTAACATTGATTTAGCTTGTTCACAATGCATACAAAATGGATCTTTACGAGTATAAATTGTAATATTATTCATGCTCACCACCAGGATCTTTTGGATCCAATTTTAGTGTTTTTCCATCAATTACCATAGTTTGCCTTGCTCTTGGATAACTGTGGTAACCTTCTCTTAATTTAAATACAGTTTTATTGATAGATTCTGGATTTTTTTCTGCTTCATTAAAAACAACCGCTGTTATCATAATACCACTAATCAATACAATGTGTGCAATTGCACTTATACCAAATACACCCACACTGCCAATCATAACTGCAAAAATTCCACTCCACATAAATGCTAGTATTAAAAATAACATATGCGCCACTTGTGGGTGTAATTTTCTTAATGGTGAATGTTCTATCGTCATTACACCTTTCCAACCAAATTTGAATATTTCATATATTGCAAATGGTGGGTATGCTTTCCAACTATTCTTCATATTTCACAACCTCCTGCAGTGCAAGCTAATTCTTGTGCTCCAACTGTCATGTCTTGAGTTTCGTATTCTGCTAGCCTTGACCATTCTACTGTCTTTGGCATCTTACTTAACATTTCTTTATACTTTACTTCTTCACAATCTTGATATGGTGCTTGTTGATATGTATGTTCACTAAATGGTAAGAATGAAACACCAGACATCCAATCAAAATGTTCATAAACCCATGCACCTACATCCATCCATTCGTGTTCTTTAACAGAAATAGTTACTGATGGTTTATGTTCACACCAATGTTTTTGATACATTAACCAATGCTCTAGTTGTTCAATAGCTGACATGTCAGATCTAAAAATAGCTTTAGTATTAACTTTCATAGGAAATGAAAATACCGAAGTATGATTTGGATTCATAACATCGTCTTCAACTGGAAATCCTGCTTCAGTCATATACATTGTAAGTGGATCTTTTTTATCACCTCTTACTGTTCGTATATAATATGGATTATGTCTTGCATGAATACCTGATGCAGCATCTGTTAATTGCGATACAGTTCCACTTGGTTTAACACAAGTTATAGCTGCAGAAACAGGAATGCCAATCTTTTTTGACCATTCTAAATTTGTGTCTACAGCTTTTTGTTTTAATCTTTGAAGTAGATTTTTTAAATCTTTATTTTTTGGACCTGTTAATGGTGAATCCATAATACCAGTTAAACTTACACCGAGTAATCTTTCTTCTTCACAATTTTGTCTCCAATGTTTTGACACATATTTAAAATTAACGAGAGTCGATTGAATAGTGCCAAGAATAGTTGCGAGTTCTACTTTTTTCAATAAAGATTTTTCTGTATCAGTTGGTCTTATAACAACTTCAGATAAATTACAGAATTCTCTATCTCTTAAAATAATTTCAGAACACGGATTTGTTCCATAATTGTAACCTTCTGTAACTCTTCTTTCATTTCGATTGGCTTGGTTTGTAGCTGAAGCTCTATTGAAAATACCTCTTTCACCAGATTTTGAATCGTATAAAGCTTTCCATTCATCCATAAAAATACCAATATCTGGTTTTTCTGTATAACATGCAGAATTATTAGCTAAAGCTCTTTGGCTATTCTGCTCCCACCATTGACCGGCTTTTGCATGTCTCATACGATCATCTGATAAATTAGATAATGAAATAAGTGCAGATCTTCTTACGCCACCCACAACTACAATTTCTGCAATCTTACAAACAATATCGTGACATTCAATTGATGATAGTTTTCTACCATGAGCTCCTTTAAATATATTAGTTACAAATTTAAAAAGACCATCTAATGGTTCAGGACCAGATGCTCTACCGCCAAAAGTTTTTAATGGCGTACCTGCAGGTCTTATTTTTGATAAATCCCATGTTGGTATTTGACCAACATATAACATACCAATTAATTCTTTAAAACCCTTTGCCCAACCCATTTTAGAATCAGCTACAGTAATACTAGTATCTGAATTAAAAAATTCTTCTGCAATAACAGGTAATTTACTTACTTCTTGTCTTTCAACAGAAAATCCAACACCTGTTCCATTCATTAATACATATAAAATTTCATCAAATGCTTGTACTCTATTAATTGCAACATAAGAACAATTATAACCTCCTATGTTATCTTTTTTCAATGCTTCGCCTGCTGTCATTAAACATCTCATCGATGGCATAATACTAGTATCTAAAACTGCTTCTTCTAAAATACTTTTCATTTTTGTATCTAATTTAAAATTATGCATTTCATCTAAATGTTCTTCAAAAAAATTAAAATACCTTTCAATAGTTTCACTCCATGATTCTCTACGACCTTTATCTGGTAACCACCGCGAATATCTAGATAAATGAATAAATTGTTGATATAATGTTGGTAAATTATTATTTTGAGTAATAGACATATAGACCTCGAAATTGCAGGTTTAAAATTTTTAATTAGTTTATTGGTATATTATATATTAAAAAAACTTAAAAGTAAACAAAAAAATTCACTCTTTTTTAAAATATTTTTTTAACATCTCAATTTGATCATCATATTTCGCTACTATGTCTAGTTCTTTTTCCATAGCTTCCATAACATCGGGGTGTTCACCAATACCAGCTGGTGTTGTTAAATATACTTCAACATTCATTTTGTGTTTATCAATATGGCCTTGTGCGTGGCTAATCATTGATTCAATAATATCATCTCTCAATTTCATCTTTTAATCCTTCTTGCTTTATCAATCGCTCTACTTCCAAACCAAAAAGATATAATAGCAGCAAATATTGCTTTTGTATCATCGTCCCAAAGTAAGTTTATTGCTTCAGAAAAGTCAGTTCCTTTTTCTAAAGCTTCCATCAATAATGTAATTTCAATAGTTGCAAATAATATAAAGAAGGCATAAGTTATGACTGGTCTTACAGATTTTTGTAAACCAGCAATAATACCACTACTTTTATTGATTGCAATATCATGTTGTATTAAACGATCATGTTCTTTATCTGCACCCATTTGTTCATAGACTTTAAGATCATGATCATAACCGGCTGCTCTTAATTCAGCCATCATCTTCATTTTATCTAATTCATGTTTATTATCTGTTTTTTGTGCAAATGAATCAGTAATTGCAGGAACTGCCGAACTGGCAAACCCTAATAGTGAACCTAATATAGATAACATAATTTAAATTTCCTTTTTAAAATGATCTTTAAAACTGTGTAATTGAAACTTTTTTAAAAGTGCAGGTAATCTTGTTTTTCTTCGATCCATTACGTTAGTCGTTGTAAAACGCGGTCCCATAGCAGTATCAGCAGGATTTGGAATTGCTGAAGTATTAACTGCCGGAGCATCTTCATTCTTTTGTTTCTTTTTATTTTGCATAGCGTTTACAAGCTTTCTGTTATTCATCTTATTAACTCATTAGTAGTAATATATATGTTTTGATTGGTTTTCAAATGAGT